GTTTTCCCCCTATCTTCCGAGAACCGGCCTGAACTGGCGGGAACCGGCGGGGATCATTCGGGATCGGTTCCGATTGGCCATGATCGGCCGAGACTGGAGACGGCTGATCTTGGGGGCGATGATCTTGGGCTCCGGGTGGCCGCCTGGGCGGAGCGCGTGATGGGCGTGACGCTGATGTCATGGCAGATCCGCGCACTCTGCGGACAACTTTCGACGGATGACGCCGGGCAGCTCATGTTCCGTAAGGCGCTGGTGTCCACGGCCCGCCAGAACGGAAAGTCGATTGCGCTCCAAGCCCTCATCGGCTGGTGGGTTACCGAGTATGCCGCCATGCTCGGCCGGCCTCAGAACGTGCTCTCGGTCGCCAACCGCCTCGACCGCGCGGAGGGCATCTTCGCCGGCTTGGCCCCCAAACTTGTCGAGCTGTTCGACGCCAAGAAGCTCGAGGCGATCGGCCGCAAATCGGTCAAGTTCCTAGACGGCTCCATATGGGAAATCCGCGCCGCGTCCAAGCGCCTCCACGGCGGCTCCTACGACCTGATTGTCATTGACGAGGCGTTCGACGTCTCCCCAGAGGTCGTGTCCGAGGCCCTCGAGCCGTCCCAGATTGCGCGCCCCAACCCGCTGATGAGTGTGTGGTCCACGGCCGGCGACGAGGATTCCAAGTTTCTGTCTGGCATGCGTGAGGCCTGCCTAGCCGACCTTGATGTCGGCCGCCCCAGCCTCACCTACTTTGCGGAATGGTCGCTGCCACCCGGCGCGAATCCGCGCGACGAATCCTTGTGGGGATATCCGAACCCGTCGCTGGGCACCACGATCACCGTGCCAGCCTTGCGCGCAGCTCAGAACAACCCGTCGTATCTTCGCTCCCACATGAACCTGTGGGTCTCGGCGCGCGGCGCATGGCTCCCAGCCGACGCATGGTCAGCCCTCGCCGACGACACCGCACTCCCGGCGGGCGGATTCTTGGCCGTCGAAACCAGCCTGGATGACACACGGTATTTCGCCGTCCGCGCGGCCGCCGACGCCGGCGTGGTGCGCGTCGAGCTTGCGTTCACCGCCCAGACAGAAAACGAAACTTGGGAACGAATCTGTGCGCTGATGGCGGACGCCAAGATGGCGTTGGTCGTGCCACCGAACCTCGAGATCCACGTGCCGATCAATTTGCGGCATCGCACCCAGATCGCCGGATACAAAGAAATCCTCAAATACACCACGACTATCCGCGCCATGATCCTCGACGGCAAAATCCGCCATCGTGACAGCAACGTCCTCAACGAGCACGTGAACCGCGCCGTCCTGTCCAAGACCGGCGAGGGCGTCACCGTGTCGAGCCAGAAATCGCCGGGGCCGATCGAGGCCTGCCGAGCGATGATCTGGGCAACGGCATTAGCGTCGCGGCCAGTAAATCGCGCCAAGCCCCTCATCGCGTCCGCCGGCTGAACTACGCTCCAGACGGTGCGCGTCGTTGTCGGGACGGCGCGCACCACCTGAGGAACCCATGGCACTGTTCGGATCAAAAACCAAGGCGATGATCTCCACCGAGGCACCCAGTGTCGCCCCGGTAGCGGCCGGCTCTGGCCCATGGTCTGGCGCGGCCAACAACATCGGCGCCAACTCTGTCGGCAACTTCTATTCGTACACCGAGGGCGTTCTTCGCAACAACGCCATGTCAGTGCCGACGATCGCTCGAGCTCGCGACCTCATCGCCTCCGTTATTGGCGCTACTGAGCTGTGTATGTATAAGCGCCAGTGGAACGATCAGACCAAGGAGATGGAAGAAGTCGAGATCGCGCCGCGTTCGTGGCTGATCCAGCCCGACCCGACATTGCCGTATTCGACGTTCATGTCTTGGCTGTTTGACGACCTGTTTTTTTTCGGCAAGGCCATTTTGTTCATCAACTCGCGCACCGCCGACGGCTTCCCGAACTCTTTCCAGCGCCTGCCCGCCTCGATGGTGACATTCCGCGATCAGGCAGGCCCTGTGTTCTTCGCACCATCCAACGAGGTCTACTTCCAAGGCGGCCAGATCGACTCGGCCAACCTCGTCCAGTTCATATCGCCGATTCAAGGCATCGTCTACCAGTCGGAGCAGGCCGTCCAGACCGCCATCCGCCTTGAGCGCGCTCGGTATCGCAACGCATCGTCCACCATTCCCGCCGGCGTGTTGAAGATCACCGGCGGCGAACCGCTCACCCAGCAGGAGATGGCCGATCTTGCGGCCGCGTTCAACTCGGCCCGCGAAAACAATCAAACGGCCGCGATCTCGCAGGACGTCGATTACCAGCCGACGACAGCCAACCCGGCAAACATGCTACTGATGGACGCCGCCAACTTTCAGGCCCTTGAGATGTGCCGGTTGACGAACATCCCGCCATACCTCGCCGGTATCGACATCGGCTCCTACCAGTATTCGTCTGGCAAGCAGGCCCGCGAAGACCTGTACCTGTTTGCCGCGCGGCTTTACATGGACTGTATTGCCCAAACGCTCTCAATGAACAACGTGCTCCCAGCCGGAACTTTCTGTCGTTTCGACATTGATGACTGGATTCAGAACGTGGAAGGCGCAGTCGAACTCGACGAGCGCGGCGCATTCGATCCCATCCCGACGCCACCACCCACCCAAGAACCTTTGATGGAGGACTCATGATTCAGTTCACGCAGCACGACTTTAAGATCGAAGCCCAAGAAGGCACCGGCCGGCGCACCATCACCGGCATCGCCGTCCCCTACGGTGTCGAGGCCACCGTCTCGGACGGACGTCGCGTCATCATCGAAGCCGGCGCACTTCCCGAGTCCGGGAAGAACCCGAAGTTCTTCATGAACCATGACAGCAAGCAGGCCATCGGCACTGTCATTCACCGCCGTTCGACCGACGCCGGGATGGAGTTCACCGCCAAGATTGCTGGCACTACGCTCGGCAACGAGGCCATCTTGCTCGCCTCCGAAGGCGTGTTGGACGCCGTGTCCGTCGGCATCACGCCGACCAAGTGGACGACCAACAACGAGGGCGTCATGGTCGTCAAGGCCGCTCAGTGGAACGAATTGTCGCTCCTGCCACATGGCGCCTTCGAGGGTGCTATTGTCACCGATATCGCGGCCTCCGCGGCCGAGACTCCCGACACAACCGAAACCATCGAAATCGTCGAGGAGACACCCGTGGACAACACCGCCGCCCCCGCACCCGCTCCGGCCGTCGAGGCCGCAGCTGCGCCGCAGCCAATCATCCCCACCCCCCTGTTCGCACAGGCCAAGCGTGAGGTCCGCCTCCCGTCCGCGTCCGAGTACCTCGCCGCGTTCCACATCGGCGGCGATGTCCGCGCCGGCGTGGAGCGTCAGATCATCGACTGGAAGCGCGAGCACCAGTCGCCCATCGAGGCCGCCGCGGGCGACGAGACGATCGCCACCAACCTGCCTGGCCTCTTGAGTGTCCCCGTGTTGGGTCCTGTGTACCAGGAACTGGCGTTCATCAGGCCGATCGTGAATGCGCTGGGCGCAAGGGCGATGCCGAACCCCGGTGGCAACTCGTTCGTCCGTCCGACGATCAGCCAGCACTCAACCGTGACCACGCAGGCCAACGAGCTCGCAGCCGTCGGCACCCAGTCGATGAACGTGGCCGCCAACACGGTCAGCAAGATCACGCTCGGCGGCTCGCTGGACATCTCGTACCAGTCGATCGATTTCACCGACCCCAACGGCCTCACCACCGTGATCAACGATCTCGCCGGCGAGTACCTGCTTGCCACCGAGGGCGTCACGGCCACCAATCTGCTCGCCGCGGCCACCTCGTCGGGCGTGTGGGACGGCACCGTCGCTGACTTCATGAAGTCGCTGTTCGACGCCGCCGTGGACATCTCCACCACCACGAACCGCATGCCCACGCACATCATGGTCAGCGTGGACGTGTGGGCGCAGATCGGCCAGCTGCTCGACAGCAGCAACCGTCCGCTGTTCGCCTACACCGGCGGCACCGGGCTTCAGGGCTACAACGCGCTCGGCAACTCGAACATCGGCACGTGGACTGGCGTCAACCCGCTCGGCCTCGAGCTCGTCGTCTCGTCGAAGCTTGCCGCCAAGTCGATGATCATCCTCCACAACACCGCCTTCGAGGTGTACGAGCAGATGCGCGGCATGCTTTCCGTCGAGCAGCCCAGCACCCTCAGCCGCCTGATCTCGATCTTCGGGTACTTCGCCACCTTCCGCGCGAACGCTCAGATGATCCGCAAGATCACTCAGGCCTGATCGGAGGTCGCCTGTGGCGACGTACACAGTCACGAACAAGACGCTGTTGGACAACTTCGCTGTCCTACAGCTTCTTGTTCCGTTCGACGGCGAAATCGGCTCGACCATCACCATCTCCGGTGTGGGCGTGCCATTCAACGGCACGTTCGTTGTACGGGATCTGCCCCAATACGAGTTCATCGGCATCGACGATCAAGGCGAGCTGCTCTACAACGGCTCCAACCCGATCGCCAACCAAATCCTCTACCCCTGTACCGGCAACAACGTCGATCTCGTCGCCGCGTCCGGCACCGTCACCTACACGCCGGTCTGTACATGGATAACCGGCCAGCAGATCGCGGACTGGCTCAACATCCTGTACGCCTCCGACCAGACGTTCCTTGACCAGTGCGCGTCGGCCGCCAACCAATTCTGCTGGCGTCGCCGTCAGGAATCCGGAAAACTTCAGGACTCGCTGACGACCTCGCCGTCGGGCGACGTCACCCTCGGAACAATCATGTACGGCGGCGCGCTCTACCGCCAGCGCGGCTCTATTGATGCGTTCGCATCCTTCTCCGAAATGGGCGTCGCCGCCCCGGTAGTCGGCCTGTCACCGATCATCAAGCAGCTGCTCGAGATCGGCGCTCACGCGGTGGCCTGATGGCATACACGGACCTGTTTAACGAGGCCATCGACGACCTTGCCGCCACCCTCGCCACCGTGTCCGGGCTGCGCGTCGTCACCGACCCGCGTTATGTCGCCCCCAATTGCTGCTTCATCGACGCGGCGTCGTTCGAGGCGTGGAACGGCAACATTGTCAAAATGACGTTCCCAGTGACGCTCGTCGGCTCCGGTCCCGGCACACTTGACGTACTTCGCCCGCTTCTCGCCATCGCCGCGCAGCTGCTCGCCAAGAACGTCGCCGTGACCTCCGGGCGGCCCGCCACCCTTGAGGTAGGCGGCTCCCAATATGCCGCCTACGACCTCCAAATCGCCCTACAAGCACAAGCAGGATAAGCATGACCTATCGCATCACTTCACCGCGTCTAGGCGAACTCGGCGCAATCTGGGAACCATCCGAGGGCATCAACGTCGACGCGCTGATCGCCGGAGGATTCATCGAAGACGTCAGCGCGACCCCATCGAAGTCTGCTAGAACTAAGTTTGTCACCGAGGCTCCCGACGCCGATCAGAACATCGAGGAGTAACTCAAATGGCCACGACGACATACTTGTCGAACCCGACACTCAGCGTGAATTCGGTCGATTTACAGGACCAGTGCCACGCGGCCACGCTGACCGTGAAGTACGACGCCCTCGAGTCCACCGCTTTCGGCGGCACCAGCCGCGTTTACGTCGCCGGCCTCGGAGACCACGAACTCACCGTGGACCTCTATATGTCGTACGCCGCCAGCGAAACCTACGCCACGCTTGCCGCGCTGGTCGGTACCGCAACCACCGTGAAGCTCAAGCCCACCACTGGTGCAACTTCGGCCACTAACCCCGAGTTCACGCTCACCGGCACTTACCTCGAGGCGCTCCCGGTCATCAACGCCAGCCTGGGCGAGCTGTCGAGCATAACGCTGACGTTTAAAGGCGGAACGTACACCGTCGCCACCAGCTGATCCCCACCGATCCCGACTAGGAGCCCGACATGAAAATCACCATCCAAGCCACCACGGCCGACGGCCCGGCAACCGTCACGACCGACCTGTTTACGATCGTTCAATGGGAACGGAAGTTCAAGCGGAAGATGGGCGATGGCGGCGACATCGGCGTCGAGGACTTGGCGTTCCTGTTTCACGAACAAGCCAAACGCACTGACGGCATCGTCGTCCCGATCGTGTTCGACGATTTCTTGAAGAAACTCGTCGACATCACGACCGTCCGCGAGGAGCTTGACCGCCCTACCTCGGCGGCTACCGGCGCTCATTAGCAGAGCTGCTAATCGTCACAGGCTGGTGGCCGCCTGAGATACCATTCGACACAGACGACCTCTCGACAGTCGCATTAATCCTGAAGGAGCGCGCGAGATGAGCCAAGTCGGCACGATTGAGGTCAAGGGACTGAAAGAGTCCCTTCGACTTCTCAATCGGCTCGCCCCGGCTATGCGCCGCGAAATCGGCAAAGAGTTTCGGGCTCTGGCGAAGCCCGGTGCGACTGCGGCACAAGAGTTGCGCAATCGAGGCGTCGAACTGACAGGTTTTCAGCATCAAGGTCGCACCGGCCGTTACGCATGGAAAGCGATCGCAGTCAAAGTCGACACTCGGAAAGCTCGCAAACGCAACGCGGCTAAGGGCGCTGACTGGGAATCACTTGGTGTTGTCAAGATCACCACCAAAGATGCCGCGTCAGCGATCATGGACATGGCCGGCAAGGTTGGCAATGTCCAGACGTCTGGCCAATCGCGCCCGTATAAAGGTCGCCCACAAGGTCACCGCTTGAACGGTCAGGGCGCTTACCTTATCAAAAAGTTGAACGATCAGTTTGGTCACCCGGCATCGCGTTTTATGTGGCCCGGGGCCGAACAAGGTCTTGACGGCACCGAAAACGAGCTGCGCAATCTCGTACGCAAAGTTGAACGCGAACTCCAGCGCGCCCTCCAAGGCGACCTGTTCGGCATCGCAGAATCGGAAGGCTTGTAATGGCAATTGTTGTTGACATCATTTCGGAGTTTTCCGATCGCGGCCTTCAGTCCGCTAAAGGGGCATTCAACGATTTCAAGACCCGTGTCGGCGCGGCCGAGGGCGCCATGGGCAAATTCAAGGCCGGTAGTAACGCGGCAATTGATGCCGTCAAAGCCAACGCGGCAAACTTTGCCATGGCTGGCGGCGCGGCGTTTGCCACGTTTGCGGCCCACGGCATCAAAGCGTTTGAGGATCTCGCTTTAAAGGCTGGCGAACTTCACGACAAAACCGGCATCGCCGTCGACCAGATATCCCGTTACGTCGAGGTTGCGGACGACTGGGGAATCAACGTCGACAGCGTGGCTACAGCTGTCGGCAAAATGAACACCAACATCGGATCGAATCCGAATCTGGTGAAAAACCTCGGCGACGACATCAAATACACCGACGACAACACCCTGGATGTCAACGAGACATTCCTCAACCTGATCGACCGGCTTCACAACATCAAGGACCCGGCAGAGCGCGCCAAGGAAGCCACCAAACTGTTTGGCAAGAGCTGGAAGGACATCGCGCCGCTTGTAGAGATGGGCGCAGATCGCGTCAAGAGTGCGCTGAATGGTGTTTCCGACGCCAAGGTCATCAACCAAGCCGAGCTCGACAAGGCCCGCAAATTCCGCGACGCCATGGACAACCTCAGAGACAAAATTGAGGACGTTGCGCTCGAGATCGGTGGCTCGCTGGTTCCGCAAATCACAGCTCTGGTTGACGCGTTCCTGCCGATCCTCAACATGAAAATCGGCGACTCGCCGCTCATTACCACACTCACTTCCAACAATCTCATCGGCCCCGGCTACTTCCTTGACCAAGCGCGCGATGGTTTCAACCAATTAACCAACGCAATTGACCCAAGTTCGACCGCATTCGAACGCGCCTCAGGCTGGATTGACATCACAGCCGACGCATTCACGTTCGGTCTCGCCCCATCAATCGGCGACACCGTTGCCGGCTGGCTCGGTCTGAGCGACGCAACCGAAAAAGTTGAGGCGACGATCGGACCGGCAACCAACCGGATCGGCGGCTACATCGACACCGTCGCCACCTCCATTGGCCATGTGGCCGACGAAGCTCAGAAAGTCGCCGATGAACTCCAAGCAATGAAAGATAAGTGGGATGCCCTGACCGCGGACATCAATCAGGACATCTCCATCAACAACCTGGAACTTGAGCTTGGCAAAGTCAAAGACGCAGCAACAAAAGCGTTCGGCGGCGGCAAAGAAGATTTCCTCAACTACAAAAACGAAATTGACAACGCCAAACTCAAAGTCATCGAGCTGGCCCAAACACTTGACCTTCAAGATCAGCGCACCCTCAAAATCTACGTTGACAAGTCAGACCTCGAGGGCGCTGTCGGCTATCTCAAAGCCCTCAACACGCTTGGCACCGGCTTCGGAGGCGAAAAGACCAACCAGTTTGGTCGCCTTGTCGCCGGGGCACGCGCCACAGGCGGCGCAGTCTCCGCCGGCGGCACATACCTGGTGGGCGAACGCGGACCAGAGCTGCTCACGGTCGGTGCGGGCGGCCGCATCAGCCCGAACGGCGGCATGGGCGGCAACAACATCACGGTAAACGTCAACGGCGGCGACCCGAATGCCATCGTCCGGGCGCTCCAGCAATACGTTCGCCAATCAGGCCCCGTGCCGATCAACACCCGGACAATGTGACATGGCCAAACTCGCTTGGAACTTTGTTTATGACAGCAGTGACGATTTCACCGCCAAAGTCCTGTCGTTCAACATCTCATACGGCCGCACCCAATACCTCGATCAGTATCCCGGCGGGCGCCTCACCCTGACTATCAACAACGCCGGCGATTATGCGACGGGATTGATTTACGGCAAGATCATCACCGTCACATCGGATAATGGCGTCGCCGCACAATTCGCTAACGCTTATTGGATTGAGCAGATCACGTATGACGATTATCCGGGGAGCACCGGCCTCAACACGGCGACTGTTGTGGCAGCCGACTGGATCGCTCGAGCAGGCCGCGTGTATGCGAATGCGCTGAGTTTGGCGTCGGCGGATTGTTCCACCCAATTCAAATATTTCGACGCTGGGTCTGGTGGTCCTTTGCCTGCGGACATGGTGGTTGCTTTAACCTCGTCATCATCAATTGCCGCGGCCACGACATATTCGGGTACTGTCACCAATTACCTCAACCTTCTGAACACCACCGAACGCGGTTATGTCCAGCTACGCGGATCGCAGCTTTATCTGGTCGGCCGCCCAACCATCGGCAACTACACGCCGATAGCGACAACCATGGGGCGCACCGCCTCGACAACCCAGATCGCATATCAGGATTTCAACCGGATCCAGGCAGGCCAGCAATACATCAACACGGCGACTATCACGCCGTCGGTGGCGGCCGCCCAGACGGCCGTGAACAGCTCGTCGCTCACCCTGTACGGCCCCGCCTACTATTCATCGGCCACCGTTGACAACGACACCACACAAGCTCTTGGTAACGCCCAATGGGTCGTCAGCAGTTTCGGTAGCCCCAGCACCCTCCGCTTCGAGCTGTCGTTTATTGACGTCGCTCAAGACGCCACCGCCCTCACCTCATATATGACCCAATGTTGGGGAACGTTCAACCGGGCGATCAACGTGTCCTATACGCCGCCCGGCGGCGCATCCACCACCGTCGCGTGCGTCATCGAAGGCGCACAATTCCAAGGCACGCCGGCCGCAACGACAATCACCTTG